TTTTGATATAATCAACCTAATTAAACAGGAAGCAAAAACATGACAACAACAGCAAATCCATTTAAGGGCGTAGGCTCAAACCTCACAGGCGCAGTAGTAGATATGCAGCCAGTCACTCCAAGCAATAGCGTTATCTTTGCTGATGGTGTTGTAGCTATTGGCCTATACATCACTGTTGGCGGTGCTGTTAAGTTTAAAACTGCTCGTGGTGAAGACCGTACCGTTACTGTTCCAGATAACTTTTACCTGATTTGCTCATGCCAGCAGGTATTTGCTACTGGTACTGCTGCGACAGGCATACACGCACTGGTGTCTTAAATGATTGGTATTGGCGCAACACTATTTAAAATAGCATTTGTGGGAGGTCGTGGGTTTAGTCCCGCCTCTCTTTTTGCTGGCGGTGAAAGGGGTGCTTGGTATGACCCTTCTGACTTGTCTAGTATGTTTCAACTTAGTAACGGCACAGTTGCTGCTGCTGTAAATCAACCTGTAGGATACATTGCAGATAAGTCTGGCAACGGTAACCATGCTATACAGGCTACAACAACAAAAAAACCTATACTTAAAGAGTCTGGTGGTTTGTACTACCTAGAGTTTGATGGCGTTGATGATGGGCTTGTTTCTTCAAGTATTGACTTTACTAATAATGATGAAATGAGTGTGTTTGCAGGTGTTACTTTAGATACCTCAGGAACTAAAGCGATTGCAGAACTGTCGGCCAGCGCAAGCAGCAACACCAATACCTTTAGGCTTACCGCTATATCAAGCAATATCTGGCGTTACGCTTCTAGAGGTGATAGTGCCCTAAGAAATGCCAATTCTAATGGGTATGCTGTGCCTACAACAGATGTGCTGACAGGGCTTAGTACTATTAGTGGTGACAGTGCAATACTCAGAGTAGACGGATCAGAAGAAGGTTCCGTAACTCAAGACCAAGGAGCAGGCAATTACGGTAATTACCCTGTCAATATTGGTTCTCGTAATAATGGAGCAAGTCAGGTTTTAGACGGAAGGATTTACGGCCTTATTGTTAGAGGAGTTTTGTCTGGAGCCAGCGAAATTACATCTACTGAATTGTACATGGCTTCTAAAACAGGAGTGTCGCTCTAGTGAATATATTTGCAACAATAGTTGTGGCCAATAAAAACAAAACCGCTGCTCAAAACCTTACGTCTCCTGATATGTTTACATCTGAATTTAAAAAAGGGATGAGAAAATATTGGGTAAGCTCTGGTTATTTTACCCAAGAACATTACGATGCTCTTGTTGATAGTGAATTAACTTTTGCTGTTGATACAAATGATCAAATAAAGCCTATTGCAATATTATCTGCTCTAGGAATGAATAGAATTATTGAGGAATAAGTATGAGCTTTCAAGGCGGGACAACAAGAAACGATTATCTAGCCACTGCTAATCAAACCGTATTTTCTTACACCTTTCAGATAATAGCTGATTCTGATTTAGTTGTACTTCAAAATGGCATCAAGCAAAGTGGTTATACTGTAGAAGGTGCTGGCACTGCTGGCGGAGGAACAATAACTTTCAATTCTGGCGTTGCTGCTGGCGTTCCTGTTAGCATATTTTTAAGTATGCCTATTAGCAGAGAGACTCAGTATACAAATGGCGGGGACTTTTTAGCCGAGCAGGTTAATGAAGACTTCGACAGAGCATACATGGCAATGAATCAGATAGATACTGATGCTGCTAGATCACTGGTATTGCCGCAAACTGAAGCTACTACTCCAATGGTAATTCCTCCGCTATCAACAAGAGCTGGAAAGTATTTTGCCTTTGATTCATTAGGGCAGCCTACAACCTTTGAGACAGAACCTAATCCTGATGTAATGAGTGCAAGCTATCTGCCTGATTTTACTAACGCTGTGGCTCGCAACTTAAAATCTAAACTTGAAGATTCTATATCAGTTATGGATTACGGTGCTTTCTGTAATGGAGTGAATGATGATCGAGCGGCTGTCCAAGCATGTTTTGATAATGTTCCTTTAGGTTCTACTGTACATTTTCCTGGGCCTTGCGCCATTCTTGGGCCGCTATTAATAAACCGAAAAATTAATGTTGTTGGTATGGGTAGTGCGCAGCCTACACTTATAAAGAAGGCAGGATTTTCAGGGGCAGAGGCTCTTAAGATACAATCATCCGATCCCTCAGAGACAGGTTTGGCTGGCGTTTCCCTCCATAATTTCTTTATTAATGGTAACGAGCAAGTTGGTGATGGCTTGGTTCTTGTGAGACTGGGTTCATTTAATCTGATGAACTTTAGAGTAGAAAATAACCAAGGCTGGGGAATGGTAAGAGACGGCCTATGGCTTTCCGTAATGATTAATGTTGTTATTCTTGCCAACGGTAGAACAGCGGCTGATGGTGTTGGAGGGGTCGCTACTGGTGGCGGAGTGTTAGACCAGTTTACTTATCGAGAGACAAGCGATCTAACTTGTATTAACTTTAACTCTAATAAAAACGTAAACCATCAAATGCTTTGGTCGGATGCCTCAGCACAGCTTCATCGAATGGTTGCATTCTATCAGTTGGGCGGAGAGTACGGGACTAACTCAGCAGACACTAGCGCTCATACTCCAGTCTGTGAGTTTCGAGCCGCAGATAGATGCGGTTTCTTTGGCGTAAGATTTAACTCTCGTACAAATGCTTTAGTTCATGACATTCAAATTGGCTCTTCATTATCAGTTGGTGCAAACGCATTCTCCGATGTTAAGAACCTAACCTTTACTTCTTGTCACACTCAAATAAATACTGATTCTGATCTTGGTTATTTTGGCGTAAAATGTACACCAAGAATCACAAGCATATTCTTCCATAACCACGACATCCGAGGAAACAGAGGATTCATTGATCTATCAGATGTTGTATCTGGTACAGGAAATGTTTATCTAGCAGGTTGTGAGACAATTCCGAAAAATGACATTACCGATCCAAATGGAATTATTTCAGGGGTAAACCTTGAGGATACTTTCATTCGAGACGGTAGCGGAAACCCTAACGGTAGTACGACTGGTCGCCCTGGTTGCTTGTATTTAAGAAGAGCTGGAGGAGAAAATACTACCTTATACGTTAAAGAATCTGGCGTTAATACTAACACCGGATGGATTGGAATGTCGAGCGCCATACTTGGATGGAACACTGATGGCACTTCTAACACTATACTTCCCATAAACTCAAATGGCGATGGATCGTATACAAATGGCGTGACAAGTCTAGGCTCAGCTACGAAGACGTACAAGAATGTATTCATAAACGAAGAGGTAAGAGTAAAAGATGCAACCATTGGGACGCGGGTAGGAACTGGCGGCATCAATGAAATCTTTATAGCGGATACTGTTTGTGGTTTGCGCATGTCTGGTGGCGGGGACAATAACATACTTCCTTGCAGGGAAACTGGCCTAGCAAGCAATGGCGTTACCAGTTTAGGGTCTGCAATTGATAAGTTTGATACAGTGTACGCTGCTACCGGATCAATTAATACATCCGATGCTAATCAAAAACAACAGATAGAAGAGTTGTCTGAAGCAGAGTTAAGAGTAGCGCTGTCCTGCAAAGGTTTGCTCCGTAAGTTTAAGTTTAACTTAGCAGTAGAAAACAAAGGTGATGACGCTAGAATACACGTTGGCATTATTGCTCAGGACTTGAAGGCAGCCTTTGAAGCTGAGGGTTTAGATGCTGGAGAGTATGGCATGTTTACAGAGTCAACAGGCATAAACGGTGATGGCGTAGAGCAGACAGTACTTGGGGTTCGTTACTCAGAACTATTAGCATTTATCATAGCAGCAATTTAAAGGGACTTATCATGGCAACAGTACAAGAGGCATTGTTAAAGTTAGAGGGGCATGAGAGAGAGTGTACCGTTCGGTATCAGAACATCGAGCGGAGACTGGATGAGGGGCAGGCAAAGTTTGGTAGGTTGCAGACTGCATTGTGGGGAATATATCCCCTTATCATTGGCCTCTTTGTTGTAGGTAAATTCTTTTGATTGAGAAACTAATTGCCCCTGTTACTAAACTCCTCGACAAGTGGATACCAGATGCGGACACCAAG